CGTCACCGACCTGCCCATCATCGACGGCAGCGTGTCCGACCTCGCCACCGTCTCGGTGACCTGGCCGCTGTCCGGCGCAGTCACGGTGGACACCGCCTGACATGCTTGACCTCTCCATCTCAACCCGACTGGCCGACGAGACGGAGCCAGTCACAAGCAAACCCACGATGGGCACGCTGCTCCAGCTCGAGCGGTACTTCAATCTGCCGAGCGCCATCGAGGCGTTGCAGCAAACGAAAATCGAGCATGTGGCGTGGCTGGCGTGGGAATCACGCCGGCACGCCGGGCTCGTGGTGCCGACCTGGGAAAAGTTCCGAGACACGCTCGTCGACATCGAGTTCGACAGCGACAACGACACCCCTTTAGCCGAAGGGGAACCGCCTTCGGCATAGCGTCGTTGGCACTCGCTACCGGGCAGCCGATCAGCGAGCTTGAGAACGCTTCCCCGGCCGTCGTTCGTGCGTTGCAGGCGATATTGAAAGAGCGTCAGCAGGCGCAAGAGAAAGCAGCACGGAGGCGCTGACGATGGCACAACCCGCAGTCCGAGTCGAGGGCGGCAGGGAGCTGCGTCGGAAGTTCCGTGAAGTCGGCGACGACATGACCGACTTGAAAGACCTGCACAAAGAGCTCGCTGACGACGTCGCCGGCACGGCAAAGACCAAAACCCCAGTGCGTAGCGGCCGGCTGCGCAACTCGGTCCGAGGCTCCGGCACCAAAACCGCTGCGCGTGTTCGTGCAGGCAACAACCGAAAGAGCGGCCCGACCTCGGTGCCCTACGCCGGCCGCATCCACTTCGGCGACCCTGGCAGCCGCACCCGTGGCCGTATCAGGCCGCAGCCGTTCCTGTACGAAGCCCTCGACGACCGTCGCCAGCAAGTCGTTGACCGATACAACAACGAAGTCCGGGCCATCATCCGGCGCACGTTCTAGGATTGCGACATGGCAGCAGGTTCGAGCGTCATCAATGTGGCGATCCTTGGGGACGCATCCAAGTTCAAGCGTGCTGTCGATGAGGCAGGCGACAAGCTCGGCAAGTTCGGCAGCAAAGTCGGCACCGTGTCGAAAAACGTCGTCAAAGGCTTTGGCATCATGGCCGGTGCGGCCGGCGGCCTGGCAATCGTTGTCGGCAAACAGCTTTTTGACGTCGGCGAAGAACTCACGTCGCTAGACCAGAAGATCAACACCGTATTCTCTGGCAGCTCGCTAGACACGGTGACGGCCTGGGCCGACGAGGTCGCTGCCCGCATGGGCCTCACCTCGACCCAGGCCGTCACGTGCGCTGACAATCGCTCAGCAAGACGGCCGTGACGCCATCACCGCCCAGGACAAAGCGCTGGCGACGCAGGCACTGATCCTCGAGAAGTCGACTGATGCGCAGGAGGCATACGCTGCTGGCGGCAACAAACTCACCGCAGCCCAAAACCGGCTCAAAGCAGCGTTCGGCGAGCTCCAGGAGCGCCTCGCCCGCAAACTGATGCCGCTGTTCGCCAAAGCCGCCGAGATCGTCGTCGAGCTCATCGAAGTGTTTGAGGAAGACGGCCTCGGCGGCGTCATCTCGAACGTGTCGCAACGCATCAAAGACGCGTGGCCGATGATCCGCACGCAGCTCGGCGTCTGGGCGCGAGGGTTCGTGGATTGGGTCAAGCGGGTCGGGCCGCCGTTCCTTGCTGCCCTCGGCAACCTGCTGCTCAAGTTCGGCAGCTGGTTCATCCACGACGCCCTGCCCGTCATCATCGACAAGCTCGGCGAATGGGCACAAGCATTCCTCGACTGGATCGGGCCGCTTATCCCGCCGTTCTTCCGCAGACTCGGTGAACTGATCGGAGACTTCGCAAACTGGTTCATAGATGACGGCCTGCCGATGATTGTCGAAAAGCTCGGCGAGTGGGCTGCGGCGTTCCTTGAGTGGGTCGTGCCGCTGATCCCGCCGCTGCTGCGCGAGCTCGGCAACCTGCTCGTCGACATTGGCACCTGGATTGTGACCGACGCGCTGCCGACCCTCGCCGGCCATCTCGTCGAATGGGGCTTAGCTCTCGTGCAATGGATTATCGACGTCGCTCCTGACGTGCTGTCAGAGCTAGGAACCATGCTCGCTGACCTTGCCAGCGCCCTGTGGGACGGAGCAGTACAGCTCGGCAAGGATCTGATTGACGCCATCATCGACGGCATTAAGGCAGCGCCCGGCGCACTTGTAGACGCCGTTACTTCGCTCATCCCTGGTGGCGGGATCGTCGGCGGAGCAGTAGACTTTATTTTTGGTAAAGCAGCCGGCGGCCCGGTCAGCACCGGCAGCGCTCCGTACATTGTCGGCGAATCTGGCCCTGAGCTGTTCGTGCCGTCCGGCTCGGGCACGATCATGAACAACAACCGGCTTGGCATGATGGGCGGCGGCACAGTAAACGTCACGGTAAACATGCCGGCTGGGGCTGATGGCGACGATGTCGTTAGGGCGATCCAGGATTACCAGCGACGCCGGGGCACGGTTCCGTTCCAGACCGGCACGCGACGGTTCTAACATGACTGTCGAGACGAGCTGGATTGTCCGAATCGGCTACTACGACAACGGCACCGACTACACGACCACGGACTTTACGAGCCGCACCCTCGGCCTAAGCGTCGCCCAGGCCACCGACCTCGCGACCATCGGCACAAGCACGGCCCGTATCAGTCTCGACAACAACGACGGAGAACTCACGCCGGGGGCCGGCGGAACGTACGGCGCGACCGAATGGTTTAAGTACGCCCTCGAGATCAACTGCCAGATCGACTACGACGCAGGCTCAACCATAACAACCCAGGTGTTTGCCGGCATCATCGACGGCTTTGACCTCCAGGACGACGGGATCAACTCGACGGTAACTATCTCGGCGGTCGACGTTTTCCAGACGGCTAGCCGGCAACAGGTCGAAACGTACTCGAACGCATTCGTTAGCAGCGTCGCCGCCGCAATCCGGGATCTGGCCGACCCGTCGAACCCGTTTAACAATACCGTTATGCCAAACTTCGGAGAGACAGCGTTTCCCGATGGCGACATTACTGTCGTCGATAAGAGCACCTCAGCCGTACCTCGTTTGATTCTGCTGCAAGGCTCTACGGTTAGCGCTAGTCCTATCGGCGACTACCTGGCGAATAACATCGTTACGACCGGCCTTACCGCTGTATGGCCTGGACAGTTCGTAACAGGCACGGCAGCCCAAAGGGTTTATGTTGTCCAGGACGCTCGACGAGATGATCTGACGACGTTCGAGTTCGCCGAGAACGCCGCCGGCACGGAGCTACCGTTCCGCAGCCTGAAACGCACCTTTCAGCTAGACCAACTCACGAACGCAGCGCGCATAACACGCCAAGACAACGGCTATGTCGCCACGAACAATCAAGCGACGGCCGACTTCGGCCCGAGGCTTCGGGAATACGTCACGGCCTCGCGATTGGATGCCGACGCCGACACTGACGCCGCTAACTGGACGCTTCGCTTCGCGAATCCTCGTTACGCCACGACGTCGCTGCAGGTAACCGCCTCGATGGTGAAAGAACGCGCCAGCGACTCGCACGCCACCGCCTGGGCCAACCTTCTCTCCGTAGAGGACGGCATATGGGCCGGCGCTAGCGTGCAATTCACCCCGGCCGGCCGGCCTGGAACTATCACCGATTACTCCCTGATCCTCGGCCGCACCATTACCGCTACCCCGTCAGACACGACCGTAACCCTCGCCCTACGGCCGTCGATTGACTACGGCACGTTCACCCTCGACTCGGCGGCGCTGGGTATCATCGGAATCAACCGGCTCGGCTAGAACGGACCCCCATGACCTACCCCTACTCCGGCGGCGAAATTCTCAACGCCAGCGACCTCAACGACTTCACAACAAACTCTGTAGGTATCGGCATCACGTCGCCCGACGAGCCGCTGCACATTGTCACGGGTTCTGGCGATGCGTTTGTCAAACAAGAAAACGGCACGACGACGACGTTGTCCGGTCCCGACTCTGCTAACACCGGACTCTACGGCACGTCTAGCAACCACGACACTCGCTTTATTACGAACAACACGGAACGGGTGAGGATTGACACGTCTGGCAAGGTCGGTATCGGGGACACAAATCCGAACAGCCAGCTCGAAGTCGTCAGCACCGACGAGCGCGCGTTTCGGTTCGATCGTGTCGAAGACGTAGCATCGACCAACGTCACATGCGGCATCATGCAGATCGGTACGGACTCCACCAATCCCGGCACGGACGATTATTGGATTCTGTTCCGAAAAGGTAACGCTTCGACGGTCGGCTCGGTGCGTGGCACCGGTTCAGCTTCGGTTAACTTTTCTACGACGTCGGACGCCACTCTTAAAACCGATCAAGGCATCGCCACCGCCGATCGCATCGGCACAATCATCGACGGCTTGCAGGTCCACCAGTTTGACTGGAACGAAGGCGACGTTACCGATCAAATCGGGCTATTTGCTCAGGAAGCGATCGACGTGCTGCCTGAGTCGATCGTGAATGCGCCGACGACTATGCCATCCGACCAGGAAGGCGCAGACGACGAATATGTGCCAGCAGGCCTGGACTACAGCAAAATCGTCCCGATTCTGATTGCCGAGTGTCAGTTTTTGCGGCAACGCGTCGCCGCCCTAGAAGCATGAGCGCCGAGGCGTACGTCGTTATCGGCACCCTCGGCGCTG